ATCGGAGTGGTAGCCGGTGGTGTCGGTGCTTTCCGGCAGACGCATGCCGCCGAGCCTGCGATTCTTCTGGTATTTGGTGTTGCGCTCTCGGCACTTGTCCCATTCCTTTTCTGAAAGGGGGCGAATGCGGAAGCTGAACTTTGCCTTGGCGCCGAGCGATACCTCAATCGTCTTGGTGAGGTCTTCGTGGTGGCTCTGGTCGGTCAGGGCGCGAAGAATTTCGTCCTCGTTGAACGCAAGCTCTTCGCGGATTTCTTCGGGGGTGGCGGGCGCTTCGTAGTTATCGCTGACCTTGCTCATATTGATCTCTCCTTGCTATTGCTGTTAAACGCTGTTAAATACACAGGGGACGGCCTTGCGACCGTCCTCTGTGTATTTTATAGGGTCAATTCCGAAAGGCGCAGAACAGGCAATTTTAGGCGTTCTGCAAGAGGGACTGCGCTTCCGGGGTCTGGTTGACAACCCAGCTCCAGTTCCGCTTGTAGAGTTCGCCCGGCTGCATGTTCTGAATGTCGATGGTTCCGTCCGGCACGCAGTCACGGTAAACGACCTGCTCTTCGCTGCCATCGTAAGGGCTGCGCACCATGCCTCTGAAATTCAGAACAGGCATCGCGTGTGTCTTCAAGCCCTCCATGATGAGCTGGAAGAACTTGCTGTTTGTGACGACGATCTCAGTCATCGTAAGCGTGACCTTGTAGCTGGTCATGGTGGAACGTTCCTGCGCAGTGCCAAGGGGCTGATAGGTCTGGTTCGTAATGGCGACTTGGCTCTGAAAGCTCTCGACAGAAACCAGAAGGGTGCCTTCGTCGTCGTAAAGCGCACCGTCTTTACCAGACATGACCTTGCGGACGTCAACACCCGGAGCGGCGTTCAAGATGCTCATAGCTGTTTATTTCCTTTCCTGCTTATTCTTCCGAGAACATGAATTGGTAGGTGATGTAGACCTTCTCGATGCTGTCAAGATCGACAACGCTGATGGTGAACCATGCACTGTCGCCCTTGGCCGGGTTCTTCGCATCCTCTACGACCTCGCCGGAAACCAGCTTCCCTTCGGAGATCATCTGGTTAATGACGCCGTTAGCGATGGCGATGAACGTCTGGCGACCATTGCTGTCGTTGCCCACGTTGCCGATGATGCTCTCGCTGTTTTCGTTGATGCGCTGCATCAGCTCAAAGCGGGTCTTGGTTCGGCGAATCTTCTTCCAGCCCGCGTCCTGATCGGCGGTCAGGTTGACGAGCGTGTTGATGCCCTGCTCAATCCAGACCGCGCCGGTCGCGCTTACCGTAAACACCAGACAGCCGGACTGCAAGCACTCGACAATCTGGGTATTGGTGAGAGCGCCATAAACCGCTGTAGCGCCGGGGATGACCTTGTGGGTCGGGCTGTCGTTGGACGGGAGGTAAGCGATATAACCGGCGACAACGGCGGCAGCCTTCCAGCCGTCATATACCTCGCCGTCCGCCTCGAATCCATTGACGCAATGGATGTGGAGCATGCTGTTGAACGCAGCGGCGTTCTCTTTGCGGTCGGAGTAGGTTTCGCTGACAGGGTCGCCGGTGACAGCCATGGCCATGATGCCGCTGTCGTGCGCCCGCACAATGAAAGCATGAAGGAGCGCGTGAACCGCACTATCATCGCTGTCTACACAGATCGTGTTAAACTGCGTGGCTTCCAGCAGCGCAAAAGCGTCGCTGTAATCGGTGTTGGTGACGGCGGGCGAAACACCTGCTGTGGTGAATGCGGCCTGCGTAAGCGCCGCAAGCGTCCCGTTTCCGGCGCTTACTTTCTGCGCGGTAACAACAGCCGTCTCATTCCCGTTAATGGCGGAAACGAGCGCGTCCACCTCGCCAGAGCCCTTTGCGAAGGAAACCTTCATCAGCTCCTTCGTCCCAGAGAGGACGATACACTCACGCTGCGTTTCGACGGAGAGACTGTCTTTGATGGTCACGGAAAGAGGACGCGTACCGGCGTACTTGGCCGTCAGCGTGACAACGGAGGCTGCGCTCTCGGCAGTATCCTTGAGAGTAATCGTGGCTTTGGTGCCGCCGCTGCCGACGCGCACGGCCTTGATCTGGCTTGCACCGCCAAGGAAAATCTTTTCGAGGATGGAGACGTTGCTGCCTTCATCGGAATCGTCCCCGTAGTATTCCTCAATTTCGCTTGGCGAGGAAATCGTGATGACCTCGCCAAGCGGCCCCCAGTTGGCCTTGAACGCGGCAGCTGCAACGCCGTTGCGGGCACTGATCAGTTCCGTACCGCTGCCGTTGGTCTCGCGGAAATAAATTCCGGGGCGGACTTTGGTTTCGCCCGCAGAGTAATGCGCAGCCATGTTACTTCACTTTCCTTTCTGCAAATTCTTTGATGATCTTCTTCGCTTTTTCAAGCGAACAGCGCTCTACCTTGTTGAAGGTGAACGCAGCTCTTGCAAGGTCAACGCTATACCCAAACAGGCGGGGCGCGTTGGCTGCAATCTCTGCCGCAGCATAGACAGGCTCTTCCGCTACGCGGGCGGCGGTGGTCTTGGTGGTTTCCTTAGCCACGGTACTCACTCCTTTGTCGTGAAGTCGGTGTTCGCATTTGCAAGGGGCGGGTCAGGCTTCTTGCCGTACCACTCCTGCAAAACGCCGAAGTGACCGCTTGCTTGAATCTGCCCTTGTGCAATGTAGTTGAGGTGCGGCTTGCAGACAAAACTCTTGAGGAAAAGCGGCGACTTATCCTCCATCGGAATATGCCCGGCAAGCGCGTGGGCGGTGTTGAGGCGAACGAGGTTGTAGAGCCTGTCGGCGGCGCTTCTCGCGTACACATGACCTTCCACGGAGATGTTGAGCCAAGTATGCGTGAAGTGCTTGCGCTGTACGCCCTGCGACGTGAGCCGCCAGTAAACAACCGGCTTCTCCTTCGTAGGAACAATCCAGCCCTCAAATTCATCGAGGCCGATCACAATAGCGGACGGCAGGAGTTTCTTTGTCCATTCGTTCAGCGCCTTGATCGGGTCGGGGTACATTGTGTATTGGCAGGGGCAAGCCATGATGTCGAAGGTCAGCGACACACCAACGATTCTGACCGTCTCGTCCTCGTTGGTCTTGACCTCGAAAGCATCAGACCGCACCCAAGCGAGGCAGTACGCATCATCGTCTGCCTGCGCAAAGGTGGAGTGCAGGAGATCTCGCACGACGTACTCGATATCCTCCGGCTCTGCGCCAAATCCCGTGTCGCACCAGATATGCAGCAAAAGCAATCCGCTGGTATTTCGGGAGGGGTTTTCCTGCATGTCAACGGTGTAGTTGATACGCGGGTACTGTTTTTCGCCCCAATCCTTATCGTCAGCAGTTGCCGGACGCTGATAGAAGATGGCGGGTCTGCCCTTGTACTTCGCCAGCAGGGAGGAAAGCGCTTCGCTGTCCGTAAGCCGCTGGTATAACATCTCGTACAGCTCCATGCAGATTCTCCTTTACAGGCTGATGTCGAACGGCTCTGCGTAGATCGCCGTCACCTCGCCCTGTGATCTCTGGACAATCTTGTCCGCGAACGGACGCGGGGCGATCATGCCGCCCGGCGTACCATTCTCCATGTAGCCAGCGTAGGAAACGCCGCTTTCAATAGCAGGGCTTTGGTGCCTTGAGCCGTATTGGACGGGACGCCAGCTATTGCGGAGCGTTCCGCTTTTGACGGCAGGAGGCTCACCGGGAGCTGATGCCCTGTGACTGCCGTATAGCCTGCCGCTGCGTAAACCACGCAGCACTTCGAGGGAAGAGTTCTTCAGAACCATAGAAGCCCTGAGAGCGCGTTGTGGAAGCTGCTGCTCCACTTGGGAGAAAGCGCTTCTCGACATACCAACGAGGTCAATCTTAAAGCCCATTTAGATCGCCCCTTTCCTCGCAGTAGTAGATGGTGTCGATGTCCATTTCGCCCTTGTTGTGTATGGCCTGAACTCGGAACCAGCGGGTTTCTTTGCCTCGCTTAACCAAAGCAAGGATGTCCTGCTCCTTGGCGATTGGACCGCCGCGCTGGATGAGATCATGCGTGACATTCACGCCCATTTGGTGGAAGGTCTCGCGTTCTTCAGGCTTCGCAACAGACATGATGCAGCGCAGTACGCCTTTGAGCTTCGGGTCGCCGGTCTTTCCAACGCGACCCCTTGCGCTAACTTCGCTGTCGATCTCATACAAATTAAAGGGCTTGGGGAATTGTTCGGGTCGGGTCATGCCGATTCTTCCGTGCTTCAGCATTTATCATCACCCCGATACGGCATGGGCGGTTTCACGTAAGGATTCTGCATCATGCCGCCATAGAAGTAATGGCCTCCATCTTCTGCGTTGCGGACGGAATCGTTGACCGCGCCCGACGTGGGAATGTTGATGGCAGCGTCGGCCTCTTTCTTGAACTTATCGCGTAGGGCAAGCCAGCGCTCCGCTCTCTGATTGAGGCTGAACCGCGTACCGTCGTCTTGCCAGTCGGTTTCATAGGACAGGCGCATACAAACCGCGTCTGCCAGTTTGTACAGCACCCGCTTGAACTTGGGCGTTTCATTAAGGACTGCCTGAATCTCCTCGTCGCAAAGCATGCACGTTTCCGCGCCGCCATCGACGAGAATATCACCCAGCTCAAAACGCACCCGGCTGATGGTCGAGCCTTTCAACTTGGTCGGGTCGTAGGTGTAGGTTGCCATTACTTCTTGGCCCCCTTCTTCCCGGTAGCCTTGGGCTTCTCGGTGGTTTCCTCAGCCTGTTTCTCTTCGTCGGTGGACTGGATCTGCTGCTGATCGGTTTCCTGAGTGTTCTCAGGCTCCTTGTCGCCTTCATCGGACTGCTTGGCTTCGTCGGTGGACTGATCGTTGGTCAAGTCGCCTTCGTTGCCGGTCTGAGCGGGCGTATCAGCAGTTTCCTCGGTACGTTCGCTCACAGAGAGCAAACCGAACTTGATAAGAGACTTCACCCGCGTGGGGTCGATCAACTTTTCAGGCACTTCGTCGCCGATGCGGTACTCCTTGCCGCCGAATCTGCAAGGCTTCTGTGCGGTATAGATTTTCACGGTCGTTTTCCTCCTTTCTGCGGAAGATAAAAGAAAAAGAGCGCCGTTAGTCGCCCTTTGCACCCGAAGGGAGATGGTCGGACTGCCCTCCGGGCGAGGGTGACACCCTTGCGAGGAGGTGGAACACAAGCGGTTGCGCTTGTAGCGCGGCGCAGGAATGGGTAACATCAAAAACAGGCTGATTTTGCGCGTAAGAACCCTGAAATCGGGCTATTACGCGCAATTTTTCGCACAACCTGCTGATAAACTGCGTTTTACACGCACTTGGTCAGGAAGTAGCCCAGCTCGTCGCACACCTTTTCGGGGGTGTAGGACATCAGGCCCTCGACGTACTCGGTATGAGTACCCTTCTCACCTTCGTACTGATCGAAGGCAAGGTACTGGCCGTTGCCCAGCATATCCCACGCGAAGGTGTAGCCCGCAGAGGCTTCGTCGATGGCAGGATTCGGGGCAGCGTAGCACAGCAGAGCGCCCTTGCTGTCGCAGATGAACTGCATATCCTCTTCGCCGAGGCTACCGGCGTTGTAGGTGCTGTTCAGCACGACAACGCGGTCGATTTCGAGAAGCTGCGCCAGCACGTTCTGGTTGATGGTGGCGGGGTTGGCGGTAGAGCCGCTGTACTTCACGCGCTCAAGGATCTCCGGGTTGCGCTTCAGACCTTCGTAGGCCTCAACGCCCAGCGCCAGAGTGTTGGGGTTGCGGCGACCATTGCGCTTCATCTCGGTACGCAGACCGCCGAAGAAGTGAACAGCGTCGAAGTTGGCATCATCGAACTTGTAGAACTGCTTGCCAGCAGGGGCAGCGCCGGTCACGCCGGTGTATTCATTGGTCCAGATGCCGGTCTTGAAGTAACCTTCAGCGAACACTCGGTCCATGTGCAGCTTCATCTGCTCGGTGGCAAGGCGAACCTTGGCACGGCGCGGGTCAGAGATGCCCGGAGTGCCAGCACGCTGGTAGTCGAGGGTGCCGATCTGGTCAATGCCGACGATGATCTGATCGACCTCGCACTTGTACAGCGCCTCCTCAGAACCGAAGATCATGGGCTGAGCCTTGCCGAACTGCGGCTTGCGCTGCACGTTGTCACGGGCAAGGTCGGCCTTGCTGAACTTGTAGTAGTGGCTGGTGGAGAGCTGCACCGGCACGATGGGGAAAATGAACGGGGACACAAACCAGTCATCGGGCTGGAAATGCGCGACGGACAGGTTGGTCAGATAGTTATTGGGCTTCCAGCCCTTGGCGATCTGAGCCTGAATGCTCTGATTGGTAACGCTCATGGTGGTTTACTCCTTTCAGCTTGGATTAAGCCGCAGCGATGCGGCAGATCAGCACCTTGGTGGGCTTGTTGGCCTTGCCCGCTTCAAGGGCAATCGCCAGCGCAGTGCCAGCAGCAGCCTTAACAGCCTTGCCGGACGCATCAGCAGCCAGCAGGTCGCCAGCAACGAAGTCGCCGCCAGCAATCCACAGGCCAGCTTCCTTGATCTGGACGTGGACGGTATCACCGGCCTTGCAGTCGTCGTCGGTGGTGGCAAGGGCAATACCGATGCACAGCTCACCAGCGCCAGCGGTAGCCAGCTTGCCGTTGCCGTCAAACTTCACGGCAGTCAGCGGGGCGATAGCGCCAGCAGCCTCGCCGCAGAGGGTCGCAGAATCATTGATCGCATGAGTGAGGTAAGACATAGGTTTTCTCCTTTCTGCCGCTTTGGATTAGCGGGACTTTTCGTACTCCTGAACCAGCTCAGGGTGAGCGCAGCAGGCAGCGTCAACAGCGTCGGCCCAGCGCATACCGGGCTTGGACTTGATGATCTCCTGCGCAGCGGCCTCGATCTTGCCCCAAGCATTGTCGCCGGAGCTGCCTTCAGAGCCGCGCTTGCCGATCTCGCTGAACACGCCGGACTTTTCGACAGCGGCAAGGTTGCTGTCCAGCAGGCCGATCATGTCGTCGTAAGCGGAGCCGCCCGCAGCCTTGAGGGACTTCAGGACAGGCACCAGCTCTTCGGGCTTCTTGCCCAGCAGAGCGTACTTCTTGGCAACTTCGGTGAGCTGCTGGGTTTCGACATTCTCGCGGAACTCGCGGGCCTTGCGCAGCTCTTCCTGAATGGCGGGATGCAGACCCTTGTGGATGTCATCGTCGCCAGCCGGAGCAGCGGGAGCCGGAGAGGGGTCGGCGGTCGGCGCAGCGGGAGTGGAAGGGGCTTCTTCGGTGCCAAAGCGCTTGGCGAGGTCATCGAAGGTCGCCTTCTCTTCGGGGGTCATCTTGCTGGTATCAAAAATCATATCGGTTGCTCCTTTCTTGACGGGCGGTTCATCGTCATCGTCGTCATGGTCATCATCCGGGTCATCTTCTTCCGGGTCGTCATCGTCAGGCTCGTCGGCTTTGCTGACAGGAACACCTTCGCCGCTTGCCCCTTTCTCGATAAGCTGACTGATGTTGTCGCGCATCTTTTCGAGGACGGCAACATCTTCCTTGACAACGGCCTCAGCACTCTGCGCCTTGGCCCAATTCTCCACATTTCCCTCAAAGGCTGTGGAGAACTCCGAAAGACTTCGCTTCAACAGGGCAGCTTTCTCCTCGTCGCTCTTCTGTGGGTCGAAGAGGATGCTGCTCACGCTGTCCATGAACGCCCAGCTCATGGGATAGACTTCGCCGGACATGATCTTGTCGTAATCCCGTTTCTCTTCGCCTTCAGCAAAGGTGAAAGCGGCCTTTTCGACCGGCTCAACACCAAACGCCTTGGCGATACTTTCGATCAGGCGCTTAATCACGCCCTTCTCGGCTTCGGTTGGTGCATCTTCCGCAACGGTCGGCTGACCATCACGATTCTTGGCAAAGCAGATGTGAGCGTCGGGATTTGCGCCCTCATCCACAAAGGCCACGCGCTTCACCTTGAGCCTTTTGAGTTTCGTAGGCATCGTGCGCTACCTCCTATTCAACCTTGTCTCGGATGGCCTGCCCTTCGATGGAGAACATCTTGTAAGTGCCGTCCTTGACCTTCTCCCAAACATCGTCGTCGATGACGCGGAAGCCAACCCACCAGCCGTAGGGCAAGGTGCCAGCGGGGATGTTGAGCAATGCCATCTTGTCGGCGGTAAAAACCATGCTCTCGACCAAAACGGCAATATCAAAGCCGCCCCGCTCGTGCATTTCGCTACCTTCGCGGCAGAACTGCACGAAATCATAGGCGGCTGCTTCCAGTTCGGGCATCTCAACGATGTCCTCTTGCCAATCTAAGACCTGTTCGCCATTTGCTCTCTCTGCAACAGATGCCCATCCGAAGGCAAGGCGTTCTTCATCGTCGCTCTTGGCGATCTTGAAGTTGCAATGCAGAGTGCCGGCGCAGGGGTCGGCTCGCGGCTGCTGCTGATTGGAGATCAGATAATCCTTGAAAGTCTTGCTCATGTCAAATCCCTTCTCTTCTTGGGTTACGTCGGTCTTGTGAGTTTGTATCCTACACCGCAGCGACAGCCGGGGTGTCCGGGCGGGTCCATCATCCCATTAGGGAACGGTTCGTTCAGTCCAACCAAAACATTGTCGATGGCATCACACTTCTCACAAACGTGTTCATCGTCAGCGGTCAGCCAATACCTTTTGCTGTCTGCGCCAACGAATCCCTGTGCCACGCTATCTGCAACAACTTTCTTGGTGGCAGCATTATAGGTGAAGGCCATCTCCGTCTGAGCGATCAGAGCAGCACGTTCACGGTGCAACTTCGCCGCATAGACCATCTGCCGCTTGAGGGCTTTCTTGTGGGAAACACCCTGCTCGCGGAGCTGGTCATAGAAGCGCTTTACCATGCCGACCTGATACTGCGTCAGGCCGATGCAGGGCCGGATAGCTCTGGCAAGCTGATCTACCGTCATGGTATCGGTCATCGTCGCCTGCCGGACAAGCGTATTGATGGCGTTGAACTGCTTCGTGGAGATCTCCCGAATCAGCTTGCCGCCGTGCTTGGTGATGTAATCGTCCATCGCGTCCATCATCGGGTCAGCGAAATCGCCGCCATATTCAAGCAGCAGGTCTTTTGCGGCCCTCTTGATGGCCTTCTGTGCAAGCGGAGCATAGCACTCGCTGAGGTACTGGCTGTAATCCTGCTGCCAGTCAACCAGATAGTCGATACTCAAGCCGCCATCGAGAATCGCGTCTCTCAGCTCGTGATATGTGATAGCTTGCTGCTGATCGCACCACATGCGGTAGAGGAAGGTTGCCATGCGGGGGCTTTCGCGGTCGATGAACTTAGATAGCAGTTCGAGAACGGACGCATCACTCATTCAGCATCACCGCCTTTTCAACCGCTTCTTGGCCTCCTCAGCTTTCTTGGCATCAGTATCATCGTCGTCCTCTTCGGGGTCGATGTCCTCGGTGTCGATCTCCTTTCCTGCCGCCTCTGCATCCTTGCGTTCGCGTTCCTCTCTGCGGCGCTGTGCGCGGGCATCAAGGTCAAACTGCTGGGATTCGAGGCGTTCGGGCAGGCTGGCAATCTCACGGAGATGGTCCTCAAGGGCTTCATCCGGCACAATAGCACCACAGCCGGTCAGCTCACGGATGTAGGCCGACAGGTCCTTGAGGTTGGGAGCTTCAACATCACCGTGACGCAGCTTCGGGTAGTCGGTGATGCCCTTAAAATGCTCTGCGTTCATGCCAATCAGACGCGGGATGCCTTGGTTGTTGAATACCTCGCAGATGATGTCGAGGTAGGCACCGAGCGCCATGCTGAAGAGCTGGGTCTTATCGCTGCTGAGGGCGAAACTGCCGACCTGCTGATGACCGAGCAGGAGGAAGTCACTCATGGTACTCATAGCGATTCGCGTATCGTAGCGCTCCACAATGGCGTTTGTATCGAAGGAACGTCTGCCACCAGAGGCAAGCAGCTCGAACGTCCAGTTGGCCGGGAGGACAAGGCCTTCCGTTGCGTCGCGGCGCACGTTGCGGACAATCTGCTCTGCACGGGCAAAGCTATCAGCCATGTCCGGGTCATCAGGATTCCAGATGTCCATGCCTTCAGGAGCTTTGAGAACAGGCAAACCAGCAAGATCGCGCTCAATGCCCATACCTTCGATCTCCTGAATCCTGCGCTTGAAATACCAATCGCGGTATGCCGAGCGGAGGATGGAGCGGCCTTCCGGGTTGTTCTTGCGCGACTTCGTGCGGAAGTGCAGCGCCTTCTCAATCGGGATGGTCGCCATGCGGAAATGCGGCGGCGGGAGCTGCGTCATGCCGATAAGGTTGTCATTGTCGTCATACTCCCATCGGAACAGGGTTTCCTGCGCTCTGATCGGGAGCTTCTGCCAGCCAATCAGACCGTCCGTGTAACGGCTGTTAAGGCGCGGGTCGCGGCTATTGCCGTTCCTGCGCTTATAAACAATCTCGTGGTAGCTCCAACCAAAGGTGAGGAAGGAAAGAATCTCGCTGATCGTGTCCGTCCACGTTTCCTGCATATCGTTCATGCAGGATTCGACGAACTCAGCACACTCCTTGTCCTTGGCGCTATCGCCTCCGGGCTGTACGCTCCACTTGCTCTGCCGGATGAGGGTTTCGACAGCATACAAAATAGAGCCGCAAATATCGTCGTTCTCGGCCATCTCACGATAGACCTCAATACCACGCTTGCCTTGCAGCTCCTTGAGAAATTCTTCGGAGAACACGCCCGCGTATCGCCGCTGGCCGATACTGCCGTATTCTTTCATCATGCTTGGCATATCGTATCACCTCTATCTTCCTTGCCAGTAGCTTTGACGGTCGTTGCCGTAGTTCTTCGGCGGCGCGGACGTGCCCGAACCAGCCGACAGATAGGTGATCGCTTGGCTCATAGCGTCCACATCGTCGTCATGCTTGCCGTTTGGGAAGGCAGCACATTCTTCGATGACATCGTGGACCCAAGGCGCGATCTTGGGGTGGGGTAAGTAGACGTTGCCGCTTTCCACATACGGCGCAATAGCCTGAGTGCGGACAACCTTGCCGCCTTCAGGCTTAATGGGTATGATGCCGGGGATCTCTCGCTTGAGCATTTCGATAACTGCCGGTCCGTTGGCAGCGTCCTCAACGAGCTTTCCTCTGGCTTTTGCGTGCTTATAGGTCATCGTGCGGATGGCCTGCATTGTATCGACAATGCCAATCTGGTCATGCACACGATCAACGAGATAAAAGTCTGCGCCGGAGCGCATCCAGACATGGCCCGCAACGTAGTCGCTGGTCTTACCTTCCTTGAAGGTGCAGTCCCAAGACTGAACCATCTGCGATACCTTATCCGGCAGCTTCTCATAGAACTTAAACCAGCCGCGCTTGAGGATGCCACCTTCAGGCGGGGACGGGTGCTGCTGGTATAGACTGGCCCACGCATACGAGCCGACAGCCCGTTTCGTGTCCTCGCACCATTGTTCATCGAACCCATGCTCCGGCCAAAGTGCTTCTCCGATCTTTCGACCAAGAGGGTCGTCATCCGAATCACACACACAAGGCAGGGACAGCACCTTCCATTCCTCGCCGTTCCGCTCAAGCAGCGTACCGGCGAGGTCGGCCTCGTGCCATCTGGTGAGAATAACAATGATCGCCGCGCCCGGATGCAGACGGGTGTAGATGGACGATTCCCATTCTGCCTTGAGCTTGCGGCGATAGGTTTCCGATTCAGCTTCTTCGCGGTTTTTGATCGGGTCGTCAACGATCAGCAAGTCAGCACCTTTACCTGTGATGCCGCCGCCAACGCCGACCGAGATCATACCGCCGCTGTGTCCTTCAAGATTCCAAGCAACCTTTGACGCTTGGGCCTGGGACAGGGTTACTCCGAACAACTCCATACCGTGTTCGGCAATCTTGGAGCGGTTGGCGTCGCCGAACTCCTTAGCGAGATCGTCGCCGTAGCTGACCTCGATCACGCGCTTGTCAGGATTCCGTCCGAGGAAGTAGCTCGGAAACGTGGATGTCACCGACATGGACTTGCCATGTCGCGGCGGCATGAAGATCATCAGGCGTTTCGTCTCGCCAGTGAGGACCTTTTCCAACTCCGCGCAGACGAGGTCGAGATGTCTGGCTCTTTTCCATCTGCCGTGATGGACATACTCGACGTAATCAACGTAGTGGGTACGCGCAAGCTGTTTCCGTGCGGCTTCGGCTATGGCTGCAATCTTCGCCCTCGAATACGAGGCTTGCTTTTTCAAGCGTTACTCCGATGGCGGAGCGAGGGATGCCAGCTTTCTCAGCTCCTCTTCAGAGAGGTTACTCAGGTCTGCTTCGGCGGAAGTCCTGAGCATGACATCCTGCCGCTGTGACCATTCGCCGGTCTTGCGGCTGCGGTTATTGAGCCAGTACATCTGAGCCATAACATCAGGCGGCACTTCTTTCTTGACGGTTCGCACCTTGACGGGCTTGACGCTGCCGTCTGTATTGTACTCAAGGATTTTCTCCTCTTCGGTGTATGAATAGCCAAGGCACCGTTCGTACAGCTTTCGTTCAACTTTTGCATCAGCGGCCTTTTTGCCCACCTGCAACGCCTTTCCGAACTCTGACAGCACCTTTTCGCCATCATCATCCAGCACAACCTGCACCTCTTCCTTGGTGACCGCATATCCGTTTTCGTCCAGCGCAGGCTTACCGTCCTTGCCCATAACAAGGACCTCAACCTTCTTGTAGACATACTTCCAACGGTTGACGGTGCGTTCAGACACGCCAAACTCGTCCGCAATTTCCTGATCGGTGGCACCACGAATAGCAAGCGACCACGCCCATGGGATGTGATAATCAGGATTGAACTTTGCGGGCGCTGCCATGCGTCATCGCCACCTTTCGCTCTTACTCAACTCTGCGGCCACTTCCGCTATGTCTGCCAGCAGAACAGCGGCAGAATCCAATGCGTCCTCGTACTCCTGTGCGTCGCCGTTCAGGGTATCGGACACGACCTTGACTGAGAGGAACGGAACACCGGTGATGCTGCACACCTGAGCAATGGCACCCGCTTCCATGTCGCAGATCGAAGCCTTCCATCGGTCGCGGACGGCCTGTTTCTGTTCTCGTGTGCCAAGGAATCGGTCTGCCGTGGCGCACAGATCGGCGATGTATACACGGGCTGCAGCGGGGAGTTTCAGCGTCAGCGCCGTTTTCAAGGCCATGATCTTTCCGCTGGCAATAAACCTCTCGGCACCGACACCAGACACAAAGCCGGGAGGATCTCCAACTGACGTCGTGTCAATGTCGTACTGGACAAAAGCAAACGGCAGGACTACATCGCCCTGCCGATATTCCTCAACCAGACCGCCTACGACACCGAGATTCAGCACGGTGTCAATCTTCAACATGTGCTGCATCGTCTCAAGTGTCATCAGCGTAGCGGCGATTGCCGCATTGACCTTGCCCGGGGCGCTGACTGCAACAGCGACGGGTTGACCTTTCAGCCTGCCCATTGAAAATACGCCATCCGGGGCCGTGTATTTACCCTCAAGGCGGCTGATGATCACTTCTGCTTCGCGCTGCATAGCGCAGATGATCGCAAGCATATCAACCTCCGAGATAGTCAGCGCACAGGAACTCAATGAGCTGCCAACGGTTTTTCTTGCCGATGACACCTTCCTTCTCAGCCTTCTTCAGCGCCTGCTGGATGACCTGCGCCGCTTCAGTCGGGATGGAATTACTGCCAAACACCTTCGTGAGATACGTCCACTCGCCAGCCGGGTCATAACCCGCGATGTCCATCTTCTCATTCGCTGCCTCGATCATGGAAGATATCGCAGCGCCGAGGTTGCGGACATCCTGAAACTGCTGATACTTGCTGAGGGTTTCGACAAAGCGTTTGCCCTGTTCGTACTCGGCGACACCGACAATCTCAGGGCCAGCCTTTTCAAGCTCCTTCACAAGCAGCTCAAGGTTCTGAAGCTGATGCGGCAGGAAGGCGAACACCAGCGTTCGGAAGTCGAACTGCACAGCCGGGGAGATCAGCTTATCAAACTCAGCCATCGGCTCGGCCAAGATGTCCTTGCCGACGTAGCTTTCGAGCATATCGTCCACGTCGGAGATCATCTTGACGATCTCCTTCAGCATGGATTGGTCATCGAAGCCAGAGATCGCGTTGTGCGCCAACTGCTTCGCCGCTTCCTGCGAGCGGGTCAGTCCGCTCACATCGAGGATGGCGTAAATCTCCTTGATGCCAGCCTGACGCGCACTCTTGATGCGGTGGTGGCCGGAGATGATTCTGACCTTGTTACCGTCCTCCGTGAGATAGGGCAAGCTCTCAAGCTGACCGCGCTTTGCGATGTTGGCCGTGAGCTGGTCCTGCATCTCGTTCTTCATAATTCGGGCGTTTACGTCCTGCTCGACGACCACATCGAGAGGAATCTTGACGATCAACAACCCGGAACCCATGTCATGGATTACTTGGTAGCGTTTCGCTTCGCCTGCCATTCCTTTTCCCTCCTGAGCCATTCGGTGAGTGTCGCCTTTTCCGACCGGCCTTCGATGATCGGCGCTTCGTAGGTGAGCTTGAAGCCATGCTCCTTATCCTTCTTGCGCTCTGTCATCTTCATAATGCCGCGTACCTCTTTGTTTTCCGGGTACTTGGTGAGCATTGCAGTACGAACGCAGACCACGCGCTCGCGCTCAAAGTCATTTGTAACCGTGTCGGTCAGGCTGCGATTCTGAGCAAGCATGTACATGAGGCGACCAAGCCGCAGCTCCTTGTGCGGCACCTTCATCACATACCAGATAAACAGCGCTTCGGCTGTCATCTTCGAGATACCAAAGACACCGGCAACCAGACCGTCGATCAGGACGGCGAAGTTGAAGGTCGCGGAGCTGCCGACGAAATTGTGCGTCCACAGCTTGCGGTAATACTGAGTGTTTGCCGCCTTGACCTTGATGATCTTCAGATCGGAGTTCTCCGTGATCTCGTAGTCGGTCGGCATAATGCTGCACGGCAGCGGTTCAAGGGCCGATTCATTCGGACGCTTGATCTTCTTGCCGTGAGCGAGGGCCTCAGCCTCTTCTCCGCGATTGGAGCAAAGGTAGGCGTTCATACCCTTGCGGGTCGCGGCGCGGGCGTAGATCGCATCGCCGACATACTCACCTGCGGGCTTTTCCTGATAGCAGAGAACCAGCGCTTTTGCATCCTTGACCATTTCAAACAGCTTACCGTGGCCGGTGGATGGGTCGAACAGCTCGTAGGGCGGTTCCTTCCATGTCATCGCGCCAGCGGTGTCGTAGTATTTCTCATAGCCGCTGAAATAGGTCGGCGGGTTGGCAATGACGATAGCGTGTTCATCGTCCAGCACTTCCTTCAGGTGGTCGAACATGCACATCGGGCGGTAGTTCATGCCGCCAAGCCTCTGCTTGTTCTTCTCGATGCTCTCCCTGATCTGAGAGATGTACTTCTCCCGGTTGTAACCGAGATCTGCCAGCAGGTTGTGGAAGTATTCCGTTCCCGCCTTCTTGACCGTGCGCAGGTAGAGCTGCGCATACAACGCGGTCGCCGGATCGAGCAACTCCTCGTCCGAGAAGCCCTTGGCCTTGATCTCAAGATCATCCAGCGGCTTTCCGCAGATCGCATAGCCGAGAATGGTCGGCATCATCGACACATCGCTCGTTTCGATCTGCGAAGGCTTGTAGCCGGTATCGACCGCCAGATTCGCCATAGCAAAAGTTCCAGCGCACGGCTCAACGAACCGTGTGTAGCCCGCTTCTCGCGCTGTCTTGAACAGGCTGTAAAGGAACTTCTGCTCACTGCCTCCGAGGCAACCGAGAAACATGTCGCCCGGATTCATGAACATCATCGTCAGTCACCTCATTTTTGCGTAATAAAAAACCAGCCCGATCATATCGGACTGGCTGAGTTGGACCGAGAGGACGGGTTGGCTACCGCCGCTTCCGCACAGGAATGTGCAGCGTCTTTCACGACTACTCCCGGATATATGAAGGGGGCTGGTTAGGCCCCCTTGCGGGGTAAGGTTAGAACATCCGCATCTGCATCTCGTCGGCCTCGCGCTGTCTCATGCGCTCCTGCGCCTTTTCCATTGCAGCCTTATGGCTTGGCATGGCGGCTTTCGCGGCTGCAGCCTTCGCCGCACGCTGAGGGTGCTTGAGCTTCACTTCGGACGGGTCCGGCAGCTCATCGGCGATCTCGCCGGTCAGTTCGAGCCACCATTGGGCAAACATGGTACGGTGACACCATTGCGACGGGTCGCGGATGTCCTCGTAGCAGAGGAGAACCACCGGCTTGTCAACGCCAAAGCTGTCGAGGACTTCCTGAATCCTGTCATGGCCAATCCTGTTGAGCCTGTCCCTGTATCTCTTCTCATACAGGGCCTGATCGTTGATCTGAAGCAAGCCGAAGGGCATAAGCTCCTTGATCTCTCCGGCGATGGTGTAGCCGAGCGGCCACTTCGGAGCGCCAAGGCTGATTCGCACCGGCGTGTATTTCCCGGACTTCAATTCCGGGTTGGAAAACCTGCTGACGTAGAGCATTGAGTGTGTGCCTCCCTTACGGTTTTTTCGGGCTGACATTACCACCAACGCCTGATGATAATTATAGCCGCCTCTTTTTCTGTTCGCAAGATGCGAAGCCATACAATTTCCGACCAATTTCTGAAATCATGCGGCGAGTTCGCGTACCTTCATCCCTTCGCACCAGAGATCACGTTCGACTTTAAGACCAAACGGTTTGAAAACCTGCCTTTCTAGTTCGGACAGTCTGACAGTTCCCCATTCCCATTCGTGGATGTGTCCATATCCGTAGAGAATCCAATCTCCGTTTTCGTCCTTCTCTCCCTCGGTAATCAACCATGTTCCTGCTCCGCATGGATTGAAATACTTCACGATGACCTCGGCTTCCATGTTTCCACCTGTGCTGTGGGGCGGTACGTTCAGGAGCTTTTTCTCGATTGCCTTAGTCATGAGTTTCATAGGTTATCGTCCTCCTTGTTTGGTCGGTTCTTGTTTGCTTGCTTGTCTTACAATTATATTATACACTGTTATCTTATTATTGTCAATGGGAAAGACGATAATTGTGCCCGTTTTTTTCCTATAATACGTTTATATAATATATGCCCATACTATACACATACACTATACTCTATATATAATATATATACGTAGAGCCGGAACCCCCTCGAAAGAGAGCCCCGGCCCATATTGCCGCACTATGAGGCGATGCGATATATTTTCTGCAATGCGGCGTCACGGATAGCTTTTAGCCCGTGCTTTGAGTACGCCTCACCGAAGGCGCGGTCGTACATCCGCACAACATCCCGCCAGAAGAGCTTGTCGATGACCTGCTTCTCCACGACGAAGCGTTCCTTCTCGTTGAGAGCCTTGAGCCACGCGCCCACGAAGATGACGGTGACGCGCTTCTGCGCCAGCTCGCGCTTCTTCTCGGTGATCTCTTCTTCGATCTGCCGGACGTGTTCCGTCACGCCGCCAGAGGCGAACATCATCGCCAGCCGCCCGGTCGGGTCACTGATCGACGTACCACGGGGCATATCGGAGATTACCTGCGTACAGGAAACGGTGTCCTCAACCATCGTTTCGCGCATACTCGCCGCGAGGCGTTCCAGCTCCGGGATTTCACACTCCAAATACTCACACCGCGCAAGATGCTCGCGGTAGTTGGAGAGCATTGCATCTACGCTTTCTTTCTGCATTACCAATACACCCCGCTTTACGATTTGCTCAAAATGGGCGACTGCCTGCGGAAGCAGCCGCCTCTGCGTTGTCGATGTTCTTCAGCGTCAGAACGGCAGTTCATCGTCATCTACCTGAGTGAAGCCGCTGTCGCTGGCAGGATAGCCGCCGCCAGATGAACTCTGCGCCGGAGCAGAATAGCCGCCGCCATCGCTGCGCTGTGCAGACGGGAGGAAAGAGATCTCGCCATCGTTGCCGACGACAATCTCGAAGCCGTTGCGCCTGCTGCCATCCTGCGCCTGATAGGTGTAGGTCTGCAACGTACCCTTGACAGACACCTTGCTACCCTTGTGCAGATACCTCTGGCAGCTATCAGCGCGATTCTTGAAACACTTTACTGGGATGAAGTCAGCCTTCGATTCGCCGTTCTGGTCCTTCGGGCGGTTGACGGCGATGGTGAAGGTGCAGACGGACGTTCCAGCCTGCGATACGCGCAGCTCAGGCTCACGGGTCAGGTTGCCGATGAAGATACATGTGTTCATGGAATCTCTCGCTTTCACTTGAAATCATTTGATAGCAGATGCTTGCAAGTGTATTCAACACTTCTTGCCGTGCTTGTACGGTCTGCTCTTGTTGAACTCGTGCTTCTGAACCATCAAAGCCTCCGGGTCAACGCCATTCTCCGAAGTCCAGAAGAAAACCAGACCGAGAGCAGCTTCTAGCGGGGCGAGAGCAGCGGCCTTGTTGGTCACGGCGTAGCACCTATCGCCAGCCCTTGCGGTCAGACTGTGTAAGGCACACACCAGAGTGGGCAGAGGCGTGTCCTCGTTCAGCTTCGGATTGTTGGCGCGGATGCGGTTTATCAGTTCTGCGATGGTGGAAGAACTGCACACGCGGCCATTCTTGCCGAACAGGTCAAGGATGCGGATGCAGCCGTCGATCAGCTCAACCGCAATACCTTCGGGCTTCTTGCCGCGATGCGGGCAGGTGCCCTTCTGGTCGAACACAAGGCAATCGTACTCGTCCTTCGGTGCGCAAACCTTCGGGGTGGAGTGTTCAATCTCCTTGCACTCGAACCAGATCATCGGCCTGTTGGCACGATACTCTTCCAGAGCCTCCGAGAACTCGGAGTGAATAAGAGCGATGGTTTCGGTGATGTCGCGCTCGTCCTCCCAGAAGCCGTGATCTACGGCGTTCTGGTGGACTTCCTTGGCAAATTTATTCAGATTCATCTGTCATTCTCCTTACACCCATGTCTCAACGATGACGGGGTCGTCGGTCTTAGTAGGCGGCACACGGAGGAAGCCCTTGGGGATGGTTTTTCTCACATCCTCCAACGTGTCGCCAACGGTCAGCAGGCGAAGCGGACGATCTCCATCAAAGATACGCACCACGAAGTTGTAGCGTTTGAAGTCCTTCGGCCTTCTGTACACCACGAAGCAAGGGAAAACCTTGCATTTCTCGTGCCAGTTCACGCCATGGAAATCTGTCACGATGACGCTGACACTCTGGTCTGCAAGCATAGCCTGCATCTCAGGGATGCCGAGCTTGCCTTCGACTACCTTTGTTTTCATAGGCTACCTACCTCCAATTAGCTGTCGTAGTCATTCTCGAAGATGTCAACACCCGTTTCATCCTTACAGCGCTGGATGATGTCGTAGGTAGTGATCTCCTCAGTCATTATGAGCTGGATGTCATCCAGCAGGCGGCAAATCCGGGTTTCACCGAACCCAAAGAGGCGGTGGGAAGCAATCGCGGCGGCTGAGTAGAAGAACCGCATTGTGAACCTCGTCAAATCCTTCTGAGCATCAGAACGTCCACGCTCGTACTCGGTTTTCAGATCTTCCTTGGTGATGCCGTTCTTCTCCCAAGCCTCACGCCGCTTCTTCTCGGCGGCTATGTGCTGGGCCAGATACGCCGGATTGCTGAGGGCGGTGCGTGCATTTACGCCGCCATGCTTCATGTCGCGCTGGTACTGAACAGCAGCGTCCTTGAGGGCTGCTTTCTTCTGCTTGGCATCGGCACGGGCCTGCGCTCTTCGGTCGGCACGGTTCATATCCGCACCTGCCTTTCACGATCACAGGGTGGGCGGCGCAGTCTTTCAGCTTTTCTGATAACGCCTTGGATTCCGTCCATCGTGGCAATCAACCGGCGATGGTAGCGGTCTCGGTCGTGTTCAGCCTTGGCGAGCTTGCGGCGGGTTTCCATGTGCTGTCTGCGCTCGATCTGAAGCAGAGCAGCCAGAAGGCGGCTCGATTTTTCGTTCACAGACAAACCAACTTCCGGGCCGAAGCGGGCGCGGCATTTCAGGCAAACCTGACCGTAGCCTTCGGGGATTCTCTCTCCGCAGATAACACATAGGCTCATCGGTACGTCCTCCCTGTGTTGCGATCTCTGACCTCAATTCGAGCGATCAGGTCAAATCCCGCAAGGTCGATCGTGGATTTCAGCGTCTTTATGAGCTGAGTGCAGCGGGCATCGGCTTCTTCCTTGGCAGCGTACTCACGCATGACGTTGCTGAGAGCGCCATGTGTGGTAGGGTCCGGGTAGCCCTCTGCATTACGATACGGAACGCGGTAATTGCGGTCGGAATCAGCCACGCACACACCTCCCACAACTTTGGAGTTCGTGGCATACGCCGCCGTGGTAAACACACATCGGGACGCACTCCCATTCGATCTCCGGCATAGATTTGATGACTTCTTCGCGCATCATCTGAGCGACTTCCTGAGTTTTCTTGGCTGCTCTGCCACAGAGCCGCTTGTTCTGAACCGTCATCAGCTCCTCGGCGTTGCAGTAGAAGATCATATCCACCGGTGTATTCCGGGGGGCATTGTCGCCATCCATCCGTTCCTGCCGGTCGTTGCGCAGGCTGGACACAAACGGGACTGCGTGGACGTGTCGGGCAAGGTGGGTGGCGATGTTGCTCGGAATATCTTCGATCAGGAACGCAAAATTCAGAACGCGGACGGGGCTGTGCCGCGCATGGAGTACATTGCGCAGGAGTTTCGAGGACGGAGGCTTCTTCGGAGCCTCTTTCCTGCCCATAGTAACCCAAATGCAATGCTTGAACAGCAGCAATTCGCGTTCTTCCGGCTTGTAGATCAGTGTGACTTTCATGGTATTTCTCCCTTCATGGTTCCTCTATGTTGTCTGGCATATCGCCAAATCTTCCATTCAAGCAAAGGGCCGTCGCGCAGAGCGCGATATTCATCAGTGTTGGAGTAAGGGCGTTCCAGTCCACGCTTTTCACCTGTCTGCGCTGGCCTGCATCCTTCTGCGTCGCCATTCTGATAAGGCGCGCAACGTTTTCCTTGAGGTTTTCTTCGTCGGCGTTCGTGTTTCCGTGCTCTCTTGCAACCCAGAACATTGACCACATGGCATCCTTGCATCCCTGTTCCCAATCAATTACAGCCATTGCTCTGCTCCATCTCCGAAAGCTCTTCCTCTCCATGCTTCCGTACATCCACGAGCGATTGTCCCTCTTCGATTCTGCACTCTGCCACCGGTTCGCCGCCCCAAGGATAGGGCTTGTCGAAGTGTAAGCCCCACCCACCTTCCGGGCGGTCGTGCCATGCCATCTGGTATCGCAGCGCGGTATAGATGTTCCACGCCCGGTGATGCAGCGCGTCCTTCTCGCATTTGGGTTGGCCGTAATCGTTCCGGCCAAAGATGATACAGGCGACGATCTTGAGAAGGTCGTTGGCAAGGTCGCGGCGCTGGCAGTATTCATCCACGCTCCGCACGTCCAGCATCAGCTCCGTGATGCGGTCGAACTGCCCGATTTTCAACCGGGCGTAAAGCTCCAAGGCGTTCTGCGCGACCTGCGCCTGTTCGCGGGTCAGCGTAAGGATATATTTCTCGTCACCATTCTTCATCGCGGTATTCCTCCGGGATATAGTCGTCGTCGAGCGGAGAGGATTCGTCTTCTTCGCTGCTGTAATCATCATCGATGATAGAGCGCTTTCCCCATTCAGAGTTTCCGATACGGCTCATAGACCCGCCTCCCTTCTGAACATGCAGGCATGGTAGGGGTCATGGTTCCTTGCGCAGTCCTCGCAACACGCTTCGCAGACCTTTTCGCCGCAGGGAGCTTCGAGCCATTCAGCCGACGTATCTTCGGTGGTATCGAAGGTGGCGATGAGTTCTCCGCAATGTTCACAATGGACAGGGAGCTTCATCCCGGAATCCCCCTTTCTCCAAATACGCTGACTATCTCGGCGAGAATTTCCTTTGTCGGCAAATAGCAGATACCGTTATAGCTTCCGTCGATGTGATGAGACAAGAAATACTCCTCGCAAGCCTGCATCTCGGAAAGCCCGTCCAGTTGCAGCGCCCAAATGACTTCTCGCTCCTCTTCACAAAGACTGCGCCCCTTTTCGATAAGGGCAATATTCATAGGCCCGCTGCATTGAACAGCTCCCGTCTCCTTGAGGAAATAGCCCAATTCCTTATACTCTTCCAGCCGCTCTTCGGTGATGATGGAGTATTCGTGGTTCAGCAAACAGACCTCACTCGGCGTGTAAACGCACACCTTCTGTCTGCCAAACGAATCCTCAATCGGCGTGGCCCAATAGATGCCATAGGTCATCGGGCGCTTCGCCTCTTCCACGGGAATGTGGCATTTGATAAGCACCCAAGAGCCACTCCCTACGTCACGATCTGCGCAATACTTCGCTCGTTCATCAAGGTAGCGGTAGGCTTCGATTCTGTCACTCAAGTCCGCAGCATTCACTCGCATCTTTGACACTATTGCAACCACCCTTCCGGCTTTTCGCATCGTTCAAATTCAATCGTCCAAACCCATGGATCTGCATAGTAGCCAAACTCGCGTAGATCGTCGCGTTTGATAGTCTTGTCCCATATATTCGCGAATTGCTCCATCGGCGACAACTCACCCGCGGGCATATCTGGGAACCCTTCTGCTATGGCGTCCTCTTCTGTCATGCTACTGATCCGCTCCGCGTGAATGCCCGTAACGTGAAGGAAAATTCTCGCAGCCTCTTTGGGCATGTGTATGGACGGTCTCCACTGAATTCGCTCCGCGCTGCGACTACAACCCTCGCATCCTGGATGATAGGCGCACTCGTGGGGATAACCGCCAGAAAGCGTTTCACAAGCATCAAGCCAGTCGCTCTCAAAATCCGCCCTAAAGTAGTATCGCTCGCACTCCTTTGTAAATGTTTCCCGCACCCACAAGACATCGCCGACCTCGCAAGGAGGCTTCATGCGGTAGCCGTGTCCATCATCCCAACCGAGCCGTCCAACATTATTCCACCTTGGTTTTGTGGGTTGCGGCTTGATAACCCGGCGTGTCTGCGTCTTTCTTCCTTCAACGATTGCCCGTACCATATCTGTGTTGAACAATATGGGTTTAATCGTCATTGGTCAGTCACCTCTTCTGTCACCCAGCAAGCAATTCGGTACGCAACATAGAGTGCTGCGCAGGCATCAACTATGCTGGGTTGGCTTGTGCCATACAAATTGATCTCGATGTCTCGCCAAACAAAACTCACGAGGACGTAAAAGAAAATGTGCAGAACAGCAAACATATCCAACAAAACCTCTCAATCACTCTTTCCTCTCCCATGGGAACTGCTGGATGAAATCATCTCCCATGATCTCGCGGAGCGATTCTTTCATAAAGACCGGGGTTCCGGCCTTCTTTGCCGCGCTGACGATCTCGTCAATCCACGACTTCTGAGGAATAACCTTGTTCTTGCGGTTTCCCGTTTCGGCACCGACGATAATCCAGTTGGTCTTGCTCGCCGGGTCAACACCTTCATCGGTCAAATCCTCAAACGGGGCAAGAATTGGCTCGATGCTGACAAAGGTGTTTACCTCGTCGCACCAGAAGAACTCCATTTCCGGGATGGTTGCGGTGCTGCCGAACCAGAAATTCGGCTGATTCTCCGGGATGATGCCATTGGCGATCAGGTGCATATACCGCGCCGGGTTCTTGGTCAAAAACAGGTAGCGGTGCTGCGGAGCGGCAAGGCAAGCGTTGATAACTGCCTCAATCCATTCGTCCGGCACCCACTTCCCGAAGAGATCGGCCATCGAACAAACAAAGATCGTGCGCGGCTCAGACCACTTGCTCGGCTGGTCGAGGCGGTAGCGGTGCAGGGTCGGGAGGAAGAACCACGGGTACGGAGCCTTGTGCAAGCCGTTTTTGCGCATGATGTGCTTGGGCTTGTCCAACTCCTGAACGCCAATCACGAACTGATTGCCTACCGGGTTCTTGTCCTCGTCGTGATCGAAACCACCGTAACGATTCGCAAGGGAGCGAGCGTAGCAATACTCGCAGTCGTGCTGACAGCCGGTAACAGGGTTCCAAGAGCTGTCACACCAATCAATCTTGGTTTTGTAACCCACTTACTTCGCCTCCCATCTCATGCCGCCGCAGGCATTGTAGTTTCTGCCAGGCAGATCGTTTTCCTTGACGATGATCGGGTCGCTTGCAACGCAGGCATAGCAGCCATCACCGATGTTCTCGCACTTGGAGCAGTTGTCGCAATTCTTCTCTTCGGGAGTGGGCTTCACGGGCTTACACCTCCCAAGGCAGGGTCTGATCGGTGAAGTGACCGTATGCGGACACGCGGTTGTAGTCCACATTGCGGAGATCAAGCTCCGTGATGATGCTCTGCGGGGTCAGATCGTACTTCTTGCGGATTTCCTCAACCAGATGTGCGTCATTCACGCCCGTGTTGAAGGTATCGACGCGGATAGAAACCGGTTCGGCAATGCCGATGGCATAAGCAAGCTGAACTTCACAGCGATGCGCCCAGCCAGCACGGATGATGTCCTTGGCGATCTTGCGGGCCATGTACGCCGCGCTGCGGTCTACCTTGGTCGGGTCCTTGCCAGAGAAAGCGCCGCCGCCGTGCCTGCAAACGCCGCCATAGGTGTCGGCGATGATCTTGCGCCCGGTCAAGCCAGCATCAGCGAAGGAACCACCGAGAACGAAACGCCCGGTCGGGTTGACCAGCACCTTGTAGTCGGTGTTCATGCCGTGCTTCTTGGCGGCTTCGATCATGGCCTCCCAAACAGCCTCGCGCACCTGCTTGTCGGTAGCCTCCTCGGTATGCTGAGTGCTGATAAGGAACGTGTCGATGCGGTGCTTATCGTAGTCGAACGACACCTGGCTTTTCGCATCCGGCTTGAGGAAGGGGTGATTCTTCTTGCGCAGGATCTTCAGCGCGTCCGTGGCAATGACATACGGGAGAGGAAGCATTTCCGGGGTCTCGTCGCAGGCATAGCCAAACATCATGCCCTGATCGCCAGCACCGAACTTATCGACACCCATAGCAATGTCGCCGCTCTGCTTGGTGACAAGGGTAGTGACCTTGTACTTGTACGGGTCGTCAACGCCAACGCCATCAAGAACCATCTTGGCGATCAGCTCGTAGTCAGGGTCGTGCTTGGAGGTAATTTCGCCAGCAATGACGATCTGGTCGTTCTTAATCAGACACTCAATGCCAGCGCGGGTCATGGGGTCATGCACCAGACAGTCGGTGAGGATAGCGTCGCTGATCTGGTCGCACAGCTTATCCGGGTGGCCGTTTGAAACCTGTTCACAGGTGTACAGCATTGTGATTCTCCTTTACTCGGTTCGTTTTGATGATGGATTTACCAATCCTTGAGGTGATAGAACGCTCTTCCGAACGCATCGCCAAGGACCATAATCGGGGAGATGACCAACAACACCGGCAGGAGGATGATGTATGCCACAAACCGCCTGCCGAAGCGGGCCAGCGCCCAAAGGGTGTAGTGATTGTACATAGCAGCACACCTCTCAACGCACCTGAATGGTCGCCTGACCCAGCGTTTTGAGCTTGTGGTCAAAGACACATTCAAGGCCGAGCTGGTGCCGGAGGTCATTGTCGTCTGCCCGCAGAGCTTCGTTCTCTTCGCGGAGCTGCATACGGTATCGGCGCTGCTCATTCGCCTCAAACTCCCGTCCCTGACGGAAAGCATCCCTGTCGGAGAGGTCGTTCACCTTGCGGGTGCTGTCCCCAAGCAGGCTGTCGTAATGGCGCTTCTGGCTGCTCAACTTCTGATTCATAATGCGGACTGCGATGATTACGGTCGCACTTCCTGCGAGATAGCCAACAACGAGCTGCAACATAGTTCATTCACCTTTCTGTATTCGTCTTGTCCAAGAACGTGACAGCGACTGCAAATGCCGCCCAAATGTCAGCCTTGAATCCGTAGAAAAAATCGGGGTTCTTCTTCGTACCCTTGCCGTTCTTGAGATCGCGCTTCGCAAATCGGTCGATCAGCGCCCGCCTGATGTTTGTGTCACCGGCGTTAGGACTGTGGCAGATCGCCAACTTCTCCTCGTGACGGAAGATGTACTCAACCGGGATGCCGAGGGCGATTGCTGCCTGAGTAAATCGGCCAATCCAGATGCAGGTATCGAACACCTCGCGTCCGACTGCCATTCCGTAGGAGGCAATCTTCTCAATGACGACCTTATCAGGGTGAAAACCCTGCATCCATTCCAGCACAGCCTGATTCTCGTTCTTCTCCTTGTAGTAGATGGTGTAGTTTTCATCAACCACCACAAAGGCCGACTGAGCATTGCCTGGGTCGATTGCAAATAGTTTCATGGGTTCTCCTTACTCGCCGAGCAACAGCTTTTCGATCTCGTCGTAGTCATTTTCCGCTGCCTTCCAGCGCCAAGACGGACCGTTGAACTCAACCGGGTGGCAAACCTCGAAGATTCGCTCGTACACGCGGCGCTGACGTATGTTTGGTTCGTTCTGCATCTGCTGAAGAGACAGGTTGGTGGTGACGATCATCGGCTTCTTGGCACCATAGCGGCTGTCGATGACTTCAAACACCTGCTCCATTTTGTAGGGGGTGTCTCGTTCTGTACCAAGATCGTCGATGAACAGCACCCTTGCGGCGTTCATCTTCTCAAGCAAGATGCGGCGCTTGTCCTCGTCCTTCGAGAACGGACCAGCAGAGGATGTCAGCTTAATCAGCGAGGTTACAATGATCGGGATGCGCTTATCCAACAGGGCGTTTGCGATGCAGGATGCGAGATAGGTCTTGCCGGTGCTCGGTTCTCCGTAGAACAGCAGTCCCTTGTTTCTGCGGAACATCTCGTCAAATCGGTCAACGTACCGTTGTGCGATCTTGAGCTGACGGGTATTGTGTTCGTTCTGGATGAAGTTCTCAAACCGGCTCTCCTTGAAACGGTTGTCGATCAGGCTGTACTTGAACAGCTCCTTGACAATCTCGCGCTCCTTGGCAATTTTCTTGGCCTCTTCCTCTTCACGCAAGCGACGTTCCTCACACTCGCAGTTTCGGGGGTGGACACGGATGCCAATATGGGGGATATCCCGGCGAACTTCCTTGCGCTGACCGCAGACACCGCAGACCAACAAGCCCTCGCTGTCCCGGTAGTCGCCGGGGCGCTCGCCCGGACAATCGCAGCCGAGCATTTTCGAGAGACCTTCCATCATGGCGGTTGCAAACGCCGTCATGTCCTTCTCCTGTGCCATAGCTTCTTACCCCCTTTTGAATGGATTGCCGCCCGTGCTTGCGGGCTGTGCGGGTCGTGATTGCGGCTGCTGAGGCTGTCCGGGTCTGCCACGGTCCTGCTCTCTTGACAACCAACCATTGATGAATCTGCGAACGCCAGCTTTGGTCTTTCTCTTCGACGGGTTGCCGTCGAGCCAGCCGACCATGTTACGAAGCTCCTGCATGACATCGACTGCCGGGTACAATTCTCTGTACTTCTTGACCTCCGATGCCGTCACCCCATGAAACGTCCCATCATTCAGAGGAAGCGAGATCACCGCTGGCTCCGCTGGCGTTTGCACGGGCGTGATTTCAGGCGCAGGTTCTTTGCCGCAGCCTCCATCATTTGATGGCAGATGATTGCCATTGCCTTCGCTTGCATGTATCTCTTCGGGGTCTGCATCTTCCGGCGCAGGGTGCTTGCTTTTCTTCGCTCTGATCTGCTGATTCCGCTCCCAGCCAGTAAGTCGCACATACGGCCTGCCTTTGACCTTGTACCTTTCCAGCAGCCCTGTTCGCACAAGCGCCGCAAGCGCCTTTTCGATGTCATCATCCTTGACCCTTTCGCCACGAAGCGGAAACAGTCTGGCTTTCAGCACGGAAACACGACCATCGTACCTGCCGTAGTCATCCACATTGACAATCAGCCGATAGAAGAAAACCTCCTCAAACAGCTTCAATTCGTCAATCTGGTCATTCGTGCAGATACTCTCCTTGAGAATCCTGTTGGGCATCCCATCCACCTCCTTCCTTCAAGATCGGCAGGGCAGGCAGAACGCCCACCCTGCCGTTGGGGGTTATGCGATCACAGCGACATTGCAGCCATACAGGTTGTTCTTGAGATAATCCCTGATAAGAGCAACCGCCGTGTTCATCCAAACACCGCCGTCAGCCTCAAACAGAGCGACATCCGCGCTGTCATTCACGCGTAGGGTGAAGTTGCTTTCCGGCTGGTCAACCTCAGCAAAGGTGCGGATGGGCTTGAGCGGCACAGGATTCTTGAAGGTGACGTTCGCCGCCATCGAAACACCCTGCTTGACGGTGATGACCTGAGAAACGCCGTCGTCCGTGGTGTTGCAGCTCTGCTCCTTGGTCATCGCAGAGACAACCTTGAACAGCGTCTCGCGGCTATCCGTCTCGATGAAGTTGGACAACAGCATGGTATTGAAGCGCTCGGTGTCGAGGTAGCTGTCGAACACAATGCGCGGAGTGTGCGCAGTACATTCAGCGATAACGTGTCGCTTCTTGTGGTTCTCGGACGGGTGGGACATCAGGCGAACGTGCTTGTGATCGACAACCTGAAGAATGAGCCGCTTGGCCGGGTCGTTAGGAATCAGACCTTCCGTGTTCTCACGGATGTAGTCGATCAGGCCGTCAAGGGTAAAGAACTCATAGGCATCCGGGACAACGGGGTCGTCCGGGATGAAGTTGACCGGCTTGACAGGAACCCAGCAGTAATTGTTGCGGTTCCAAGTGTATTTCTGGCCGTCGATATCGAGGACTTTCTGAAGGTTCTCCGCAGAATTGCGTTCAGAGGCCGCGCCCTGATCTACAAGGAACCTTGCCAACTCGGTCGCGCCGCCGAAGGAACCCGCGACGTTGATTTCCGGGGTAGATACTGCCATGATGAATTTCTCCTTTCGTTACTTGACTTCGCGCAGTTTGCCGAACTCAATCGTCTGCGGCATCGGGGTTTCGCTGCCTTCCATGTCGATCTGCCCCGGCACCTGATCGGTGCGCTCGGTGGCCTTGATCGTGCCGTCCGCGCCGACCGCCAGCATGACCGTCTGCGTCAGATCGGCATAGGGGGCGAGAGAGGACGTGACATTCACGCGGAAGTCGCAGGAATCACGCCGCTCGTTGGGGACGATCTTCACCTTGAGGGTGAGGGTGCGGGTTTTCTTCGGGTCGGTGTTCGGGTCGTAGACGTTCTGCCAAACCTTATCAAGCTCCGCATTGAAGCGTTCTTCAACACTGCCGTCCATCAGGTCGCTAAGAGCCTTGATGGGCCTTTCCCTTGCCATGCTTTACTGAGCCTCCTCCTTCTCAGCCTGTTCCTCCTGCGGAGCTGCCGGAAGTTCTTCGGGCTGCTTGGCAGGAGCAAAGCTGGTAATCAACTGCATAACCTCGTCGTACCTGACGGCGGGGGTATCAGCAAACTTGGCAATGCCGAGCTTCTTGAGAGCGTCGCTGATCTCGCCCTGTCGCCCGGTAGCCTTCGCCGCCTCCATAAGAGCCTTGGTCTGCTCCTTGGTGATAGGGGCGTTTTTGTCGTTACCCGCCAGATGCGGGAACACTTCGCCGATGGGAAGAACTCCGTCGTCGATGCTGTTCTTCAGCTCCTTGAGCTTCAGCATGTTGTCAGCGTTCCAATCAGCCTGCTTCGCGCCGAGGTATTCCTCAAGGTCTGCAAGGCTGATGCCCATCTTCTCATAGACGCGGACCGTGCCGGAGATCAGCTTGGCACGTTCGTTCTTGTCCTTCATCTTCACAGCAAGGCCGGAAGAGGAAGTATAGCGGCAAGCATCCACCGCTGCCTGCGTAACGTCGCCGGGGATAGCTTGCAAGATGCAAGCTCTCATGCGGCGGGATGCCATGTTCGCCTCAAGCTCGTAGATGTCGCGGTCGTCCGTGATGGGATAACCGCCTGTCTTGGTCGAACGCCAATGCTTCAGCTCAAACTGACGGCTGATGTAGGTGTTCGTTTCGAGGTCCCACGCAAAGGTGCGGATGACGCTGAAACCAACTCCGCGTTCGTCCTTCTTGCGCTCAAGCACCTCGTAGCCAAAGGTGACGTTGCCCCAATTCCGGGCCATCATCTCGGCCAGACGGATGGACGGGCCGGTCACGGTTTCCTTACCACGAGGGAAGGTGTAGACCGCAGAATCTGCAAGCGTCGGGCGCTTGCACTCCCGCAGGATGTTATCCATCGAATACTGCGGGTTGCGCGGGAACTGGCGGGCCATGATGACCTGTGCCTTGACTTCGGCTACTGCACGGGCTTCTGCGTTCGCGGCGAGCGCGTTGCCAGAATCGTGGCGGTTCGTTTCTTCCATGGATAAGCCCTGCGCAGGGCCTACCGCATAAGGGTTGGTGACGATGATCTCGTCGCCGCCGACTGCGTTGTACTCCATGACTGCTCCTTTCTATCAGCTTCTCGCGCTGATGGTCATATCCTGATAGAACTCAACGCCGGGAATCTCGGCTGTACCCTTGGTCATCTTGGCGATATTGTTCAGAGCCGACATATCGACCTTGCGAAGCATCATGCCGTTGATGTACGCCGGGACAGCTTTTTCATCGACCACGCGGGCCTTCCACGTCTTGCTGACGCTGGTTCCAGCGGCCTTCGGGGCTTCAATCGGCGACTGAGCAGGCATCTGATCGACCATCTCGGCCATAGCGAGGTTGATCGCTGCATCCTGATCGTTGCCAGAATCCTGAGCATCCAGCGCCTGCTGAAGCAGGCGGTCAGCCTCTTCCTGCTGACGCTTGCGGGCTTCTTCTTCTGCCTGCCGCCTTGCCCGTTCGACCGCCGCCTGATAGTTGAGCATGCTGCTCTTGACCATTTTCTCAGCTTCCATCAAGGGAGCCAGCATAGCCTTCTCGCGGTCAACGATGGTTTGGTGAGCGTTCTTCGCCGCCGTCTTAGGCTGCGCCCAATAGTCCTTGACCTGCTTGGCGCGGGTCTTGATCTCGACGAGGAACTTTCCTGCCTGCTCGTAGTCCTTCTGGCTCTCAATGTTCAAGCTCATAGCCTCTTTGATCGTGAGCTGACCAGAGGTTTCAAGCTGATGTTCGAGCGCCTTGTCCTTTGCGGGCTTGACTACGGCAACCTGATTTTCTACCATGACTTTCCCTCCTTGTTTTTCTGCTACGGCTTCCTTTCGACCGCCATAGCGTTGTGTATCGCCAAGCAATGGAGGAAGGTCTTGTAGCCGTCCTCGACCTGCTCGAACCGTGGTTTTCCGCTCTTCTGCAACTGCAAGCCGTATCGCCGCCTGACCTGGATGCCTTGGCTCTTGAGAGCTTCGCAGTATGCCGAGACTTGGGTTGCCAGCATGACCGGGTGATAGACTGCGGTGCATTTGATGTCAACCACATCAACACCCGTGCCGTCATCCGGCTCAATGTAACCGATCAGGTCAATCGTTCCAGCGTACCGAAGCGCCTTGTGATAGGTTCGGTACTCGCTACCAACCCAAACCGGCTTGTAAGCCTCCTCGAAGGCGCGGAATGCTTCGAGGTATGGCCGCGTGTCCTCGTCCTCTTCTTCGATGCCGTAGAGGACATAGTTGCTGACCTGCTCATGCGCCCGTGTGCCTCTGTCCGCTGCGCCGTAAAGCGTTTCCTGTGGGATGCCGTTGTAGAGCATCAGGCTCATAGGCTCCATGATCTGAGTTACCGAAGGGAGCTTCATTCCACGCAGGGTGTATAAATGCTGTTCCTCGTCGAACTCAAGCTGACTATCAGGCAATACGATCATTCAAAGAACGCTCCTTTCGTACTCGCGGTTCATTGCCGCAAGTTCTTGCCGGTCGGCTTCAGCAAGCACTTCATCGCAGCTCTGCTTCTCGGATTCTGCGGAGAAGATCAGCTCGCGCAGCGTAGACACCAGATCGGAGCAAAGGCTGTCAGCCGCGCCCTCAAGCTCCTCAACTGCGCTGTGCATGTGGTAGAGGGCTTCTTCCAAGCGGGAAGCGATGTCCTCAGCGCGGTCGATCTGCAATGCTGTTACAGTCATTTCGCAACCCTCGTTCTCTGCTCTCTGAGGAATTCCTGAATATCATGCTTGCGCTGCTTCAGGTCGGCTCCGTCCTGCTCACACAGATAGCGGCTGAAGATATTGATGTCAACCATCTTCACGCGCCCGTTGCGGACCACCTGACCGCGCTGCTCGAACATGTTCAGCGTGTACTGAGCCTGCCGGATGCTGATGCCCGTAGCCGCCGCTATGTCAGCGCTGGTAAGAAAAATCTTCGGTGCGGGCATGACAACTTCACTCCTTCTGGCTTTCGAGGATGTTGAGAAGAAGCTGCGACCGGCTCAAAAGCTCCGTCAGCTCCTTCTTGAGCTTCTGCTTTACTTCCGGGTCATCAAACTTGCCGTCCGCGCCATCCCTCAAGGCTTCACGCCTGAGGTCGTGGACATCTTCCAGTTCTGCGTACACCGCCATCAGCGCCCCTTGAAGATCGAGCTTCGGGGTATCGGGATGAACGCGGGCGTAACTGATCGGGTACTCAGTTCGCATCCAATCGCACCAACGGTCGATGTTGCCAAGAGCTTCGCAGATCTGAATCATCACGTCCGGGTTCATTTTGATCTTACCGGCTTCGTAGCGGTGAATGGTGCTGGTGTCGCAGTTGACCACTTCCGCAAGATCGGCGGCGCTTACGCCACGCGATTCACGCCACTTTTTGAGGTCTGATGGGGCGAATACCGCCATTTTCTTTCACTCCAATCCTGCTTACAATAACCTTAGATGGTTTGATTACGGGAATGGAGGATGACGATGTTGCTGCCGCTTTCAGACAGGCCCATCAGGGTGCATCGTTCAAGCGCACTCCTGAACACTTCCCTGAACCATTCCGTTGTGTTCCGATACCCCAGCTTGGCTACCGCGCTTTCGAGCGCCGCCTTCTCTTCCGGCTTGACCCATACTCTGAACTCGGTCATGCCTTCATGCCCAGCGCCACGACCGCCGCCCTTCTTGGCAGGTGGTCTGGCAACCACATCGGGGTACGTTTCAGCCAGCGCCAAATCAAGCTCGCCGGGGTCATAGAGATCTGTCGGAGAGCAGATGAACAGGTCACATAACCCTTTCATGCTCTCGACTGTCGGAAGAACCTTACCGCACTCAAGGAAGCTGACGATCACGCGGGTTACTTCGTTGGGCAGGCTGTCTGCCACATCCTCTTGGGACAGGCCGGCTTGGACGCGCATATCACGGATTCTGTTGTGGACCATTTACTGCGCCTCCTTCTCTGCTTCGAGATCACCGAAGTAATCATCAGGCAGACCGAACATCCCGATCAGCTTCTCAGCGTCCTCCGGGGTAGGGTTCCGATAACCGTTCTCGATCAGCGAGTAGCCAGCCTGAGAAATGCCAATCTCCGCTGCTACCGCATGTTGCGATTTGAGCGCCCGCTTTCGTTGCAGAATCAGCTCTTCTCGTCTGCCAGCACACATATCAGGGCACCTCCTTCACCTTGATTTCAACGCTGACTTGTGGTAAAATGTCTTTGTTGATAGTAATATTATAACTCTAAACTTAGCGAAAGTCAATAGGTTTTCTCTGAAATTAGCGAAAATTTTTGAGAGGTAGAGCCATGTATATATCAAGCGAAGTAGCCGAGCGGGTGAAAAACCTTGCAAAGTCTCGCGGTATGACACTCGGAACCCTTTTGCGCGATGCCGGATTAGGCAGTAACACGATGGCAAATTTCAAGACATCCATGCCAAAATGCGATACTCTCGCCAAGATAGCAGACCAGCTCGGCTGCTCTGTGGATTATCTTCTCGGTAGAACAGACGAGATCTCAAAGGGCGAAGCACAGGAATTGAGCGTTGATGAAAAATGGCTTCTCTCTAAATTTAGAGAACTTGACACCGACGGCGTAGTGGCTGTAAGGGGTGCTGTCCTCGCCGAACACAGGCGGTTGGCTGCGGAAAAGGGAACGGGCAATACGAAGATCGGCTAACATCGTCTACCTTGTCGATCACCCGAAATGGAGGAACCGATAACTATGGCCTTTGAACGCATACAGGCTTTGATGACAGCTCGCGGCATAAAGAAAACCGCTTTCGCCGCCGCTGTTGGCGTGTCCTATGGAAACGTCAGCGACTGGCAAAGCGGTAGATCTTCTCCCAGCGTGGAGAAGTTGGAGCGGATCGCCGACTACTTCGGCGTGTCTTTGGATTATCTCGTCGGGCGCGATGACCGCTACCCAGCTCCGAGCGAGGACGCTTGCGAGCTTATGCGCATTTACGACACACTCGACCGTGAAGGCCGCACCGTGGTACTGGGGGCGGCGTACCAAGAAAAGCGCAGGTGTTCAAACGATGCCTCTGACAGGGAATGAGGATTTCACTCTTTCCGGGAGCGCAACCGGGCGCAAGGTTATAGACTTCTGGCGTTGGTCGTCCTCGGAATTGAACGATAACATCCTCCGCGCGGCGCTCGGCGAATACATCGTCGCATCAGCCGTTGGCGACCAATGCACAGACCGCCAACGTGCCGGGTGGCGTGTGTATGATCTGCTCACCGATTATGGATGTAAAATCGAAGTCAAGACCTCCGCGCACAGACAATCGTGGAGCCAGTCCAAACCATCAGCTTTGATCTTTGACATCGGACGCAAGGTGGATTGGGATGGCGATATCCCTGATGCAATCCGGCACTCAGACGTTTATGTGTTTTGTGTCGTAAACAACGATGACCCCGGCGACAGTCTGCTCGACCTCTCGAAGTGGGACTTCTACGTCGTGGCAACTTCCGACCTTAACGTCATAGCCGGAGATCAAAAAACAATATCTTTATCCGCATTGAAGAAACGCTTGCCTTTTACTGCAACAGGGTATACAGGTCTGGCGACAGCCATCCTTAACACCTTTGAACGGTCATCATCCGGCATGGAGTGATCGAAGATCGCTCCGTGCATAAACTTGGATTCGTATTTGTATTGGATTCGGATTGGATTGGATTACGGGGACTATTGCAAGTAACCGCATGCACCTGATAGCAGATGATTTCAAATGATACGGAGGACAGCATGAACAAGGTCACTTTGGGACAGTTCTTGGCAGAGCCGGAACGCATTGTCCGCGAAGCTGCTGCCGGGGAATACGCCGCCGTAAGCACAGGTGATGGCAGGATCGCCGTCATCATCGACGATACAGAGTGGACGATGCTGCGGCAGGCGCTTTCCCTCTGCATGGAGCATCCAGAATGGACGATCAGCAGCAAGTAAAGACCCGCAAGAAGAAGGGCGAACGGAAAGACCGCCGCATACAGGTCACTTTGACCATTGGAGTAAAGCCCGATGGTAGCCCTGAGAGGAAGAGCTTCTACGGCAAGACGCGCACCGAAGCCAACCGCAAGCGCGACGAATACAAAGCGAAGATGGCAATCGGCATCATCGACAGCAAAATCTCCGTTGCTGATTGGGTAGATACCTGCCTGCGGCTCTACCGCACGAACGTCAATCCCGCCTATTCCAAAGGCGATGCCGTTCCATACAACCGCCTGAAGGCGGCACTTGGCAAGAAGCAGGTTTCCGAGGTCCGCGAAGCAGACCTGCAAGCCCTGATAAACAAGCTCGACGGCACATCCAGCTCGAACATCAAGAAATACTATCAGGCTTTCTTCAGGGTGTTCGAGAAGGCGCGGACGAACCGCCTGATCTTCATCAATCCCGCAGAAGGCCTTGATCTGCCGGAAGGCACCAAAGGCACCCATCGTGCGCTTGAGCGCTGGGAAACAGACTGCATCCTGAAGAACTGGAACCAGCACCGCTGCGGGCTGTGGGCTATGCTCATGCTGCTGTGCGGTCTGCGGCGCGGGGAAATGATGGCTCTCCGATGGGAGAATATCGACATGGAGAAGAAACAGCTCCGCGTCCGCGAGGTTGCCGTGATCGCATCCAATAAGTCCAAGATCGAAGAACGCGCCAAGTCGATCTCCGGCCTACGTGTCCTCCCGATCTGTGGTCCGCTGTGGGAAGCATTGAATACCGTACCGGCTGATAAACGCATCGGCCTCGTCTGCGTATCTGCCAAGGGAGAGCAGATCAGCGGCAGCGCTTACGACCGGGGATGGGATGGGTTCAACCTCGCCATGCAGCGCATCCTTAACGGCGAGCCTGTGGTTCAGCAAGGTCGCCGCGAAACTCTCGAAACCAAGATCGCCAAAGCCGAGAAGGAAGGGCGGCAGTACATCATCTTCGATACACTCGCCCACGACCTGCGGCACACCTTTGCCACCGCCCTGTACGATGCAGACGTGCCGGTGAAAGCCGCGCAATACTATCTCGGTCACGCCGATGTGCGGATGACCCTCGACCTCTACACGCATCTGTCGCAGGAGCGAGAGAAAACCTCCCGCAGTCAGATCGTCGATTTTCTCGACGGCTGGCTCGACAATTCTGTCACGGTTGAGGACACAAAAAAAGACCACCAAACGCCTTAATTTTCGCGTCAGGTGGTCAAAATGTGGTCAGCCTCAGATCAAGTTGAATAAAATACATGATCTTGACCACAAAATACGACGTTTATGCTGTGTTTCCGAGGACAAGATGATTAAAATGCACCTGTGGTAGATTACTTCGGGACCAAAAGGTCGCAGGTTCAAATCCTGTCACCTCGACCACAATTTGTCTGAAAACTACTGTTTTCAGACTTTTTTATTGTCCATTTTTAAC